GTCTGGTCGTACTCGACGTACCGCTCGGTGCTGATCTTGGTGGCAAACGCCGAGCGAACGCCGTACATGCCGGCGAGGCTGGCGTCTCCGAGGAGGCACATCACGTTGCCGCTCTGGTCGCCCGACTTCGGCATCACGTTGCTGATCGTGACCGGGTAGCCGAGGAAGTTGAACCCGGTCCCGTTCTCGAAGCTCACGCGGCCGTTGGCCCCGACGTCAAGCCGCTGCATCGACTGAGCGAAGCCGTAGGACGAGATGTACCAGCGGGGCTGGGTCACGTAGGTCGGCAGCTTTGCGACAACGCCGAGGAAGTCGTTGACCGTCAGCTCGGCGAAGGTGTCGTTGTTGCTGTCGGCCGTGTGGTAGCTGCCGGCGTTGGTGAGGATCTTGTTGGCCACGCCGTAGATGCCACCGTAGGTGTTGGTGCCGTCACCATTCACAGCCGCTTGGTCCAGCTTCTCACCGATGGCAGTTGAAAATTCAGCAATGACCCAGTCTCCAACGGCCGCGGCATCGGCCAGCAGCTCGTTGCTAACGCGGGTGCCGACCGTGAGCTTGCGAGCCACCAGGCGGATGTCGGTGGCCGAGGGGTCGCTGGTGGCGATCTCGGAGTTCTCCGACGTCCAGGCCGCGGTCACGCCGCTGAGCCGCTTGACGGCAGTGACGGTGTCCGAAGGCATCGTCACCTGCTGCATCGCGCTAGGCCAGACTGAGAACTCTTCGACTAGTCTCACGATTTGGCCACTTGCAATCTCAGGGACGAACACACCGCCGGCCGAGCCGACAGCCTCGCCGAGAGCCCGAGACTCGATGCCGTGGTCCTGGCACCACCGCTTGGCGTCGGAGTCGCCATGAACGTAGCCGGCGAGCCAGCGGCCGAACGAGTAAGCGTCGCGCCGGCCCTCTTCCGTGTTGGGGAAGGCCCGCAGCTTGCCGCGGTAGGCGACTGGCTCGATCCGGGCCGGCTCGTCGGCGACGGGCTCGGGAGCCGGCTGGCAGCGGTCCTTGATGCTCTTCAGCTCGCGGACGCTCTCGACCACCTTCTCCTCGAACTCGATCTTGCCGGTGAGCTCCTTGGCTCGGGCCGTCAGCCCCTCGAGCTCCATGTTGCGAGCGTCGATGTCGGCCTGGTTGTCGCTCTCAAGAGCGGTGAGCGAGTCGATGCGCTCGGCGACCTCGTTGGCCTCGGCGCGAAGAGTCGAAAGGCGATCCATGTGCGGTGTCTCCTGCGGCGTCATTGCCGTCTGGAGTCAACGCTACGGGCAGGGGTGGGGTGCCTTGCAGATACGCAATCGTGCCAACCTACTACGGTAGTAGGCTCACCGGGAGCGTCGCAGGACGTTCTCAGCAGAGACGACCCGCCGGCACTGGTGGCCACACTTGCGGCACTTCATGTACCGCAGTTGCTGGGTGCCGTACTGGTGCGACGACTCAACGCGGAGCCGGTCGCCGCACTTGTCACACTTGCGGGTCTCGCTCATACGTTCCGCAGCCGCAGGAGAGCGGCCCACGCCTGGGCGACGCCCCGCAGGGCCGAACGCTCGGCAGGCGGGGCCGCAGGCTCCTCCTGCTCCTGGCTAGCCAGCCACTGCTCGTAGGACCTCTGGGCCACCGCCACGCTCGATGCCGGGTAGGCCGGCGTCAGCACGACCGATACGTCGGCCAGCATTGACACGTCCCGGATCTCGCGGATCGCACCGCGGTCGTCGCTCGACCAGTTCTCGCCCTTGGCGTCGACGGCGAAGGCGAACGACGAGCCACGCAGGTCACGCCTGCGGACGAGCTCAAGCGTGTCCCGGCCGACGGCGGTGTCGGGCGGCGTCACCGTGTACCGCAAGCCCTTCTCGTCGCTGGAGAGCTCGAGCGTGCCCGAGGAGGTGCGGCCGAGGATGAGGTTGCTGTCGTGGTTGAGCAGGGCCACGACGTCTTGCTTACCACGCTGCCGGTTGAGGATGCGGTCGAACGCACCCGGCCGGATGATCTCACGGAATGCCGAGCCGCCTTCTCGCAGCGGCAGGCTGAATCGGTTGTAGACCGCGGCGTAGCCGGTCAGCACCTGGGTGCCGTTGGCCCGCTCCTCAATCGTCAACTCGGCCTCGGGCAGCTCGTCGAAGTCTAAGCAGCGTCGCTCAAGTTCCATCGTCGGTTTCCTCCTCGTCTGGCGTGTCGTCTGGCTCCTCTGCCGGGGGCTCCGCGGGCGGCTCCTCGGCCACAGGTGGCGGCGGCGGTTGCTCTGGCTCCGCACTCATGTCCTCCAGCGTCTGCATGTTCATCTGGATGTAGTGCTTGTCGCCCTCTGGCCCAATCGGGTTGAGGTTCTCCATCTGCCGGATCTCGTTGATCGTCATCCACCCGTTCTGCAACGCCGAGACGTAGTAGGCCGACCGGCTTGCATGGTCGCCTCTTAGCAGGCCCGAGACGCTGTGCTCGGCGAAGAATCGCTCGTCATCCTCGATGAGGTCGCGGCTGATGGCGGCTTCCCATCGCTTGAGATGCGGCAGCAGGCAGTGCTGGACGAACTCGGTGCCCTGCACCTCGATATTGGAATACGTCGAGCGGGTGAGGTCTTGCACCATGTGGGGCGGGACGCGGAACGCTCGGCAGATCTCAATGACTTGATACTGCCGCGTCTCGAGGTACTGGGCCGCCTCGTTAGAGCCGCTGAGCTCGTGGGCCTTTACACCATTGGGCAGGACCGCCGTGCGGTAGGCACGATCCGGCCCGCGGTGCAGCCGCTCCCACTGCTCTCGCAGTCGCTCGGCCGCCTCCACGGGAATCGGATTGTCCGATTCCAATACGACTCCCGGCCTGGCTGAATTGCCAAAGAACGCGCTGCCATGGGCCTCCAGGGCCTGGGCCAGGCCGATGGCGTTCTGAAACAACTTGTACGTCGGGATCGGCGTGATGCCGTCGCTCGTCGTGAACCGCAGGCAGAAGATCTGGTCCTGCGAGTAGATGGTGTATCGGTTGGAGTCCGGTTCCCTGTACTTGTACCGCACCTCGCCGTTCTCCAGCCGCTCGACCTCCATGCGGGACGAGTGCAGCGGCCACAGCTCAGAGACGGCCCCGCGGGCTCCCGGCCGGATCTCGGCGTAGCTGGCCCCGTAGTGCAGGTACAGGCCCGTCATCCAATCGCGGAACTCCTGCGCCGTTTGCCACGGGTTGGGCTGCTGGTGAATCAGCCGGTACAGCGGGTTCTCGGTGACCTTGCGTTTGCCGCCGTTGGGCTCCCGCTCGTAGAGGTGCAGCGGCAGCGAGCTCACTGCGTCGCTGATGACTCGGATGCACGCCGTGTAGGCCGAGCAGGCCATCGAGTTGTCGGCGTTGACGCGGATGCCGGAAGGCGTGCGGCCGTGCGAGAAACCGTCGTAGTCCCAGCTGCGGACGTCGTGCATGCGGTAGTCGGTCAGGCTGCTCATATGATCGTGATGTCCCAGGACTGCTCAGGCTCAGGTGCCGTGGCTTTTTGCCAAAGGCCAATAGCCATGACGAGCGAGACTATGCCGTCGATGCGTTCTGTGCTCCGTGCCTTGCTCGGCTTGATGTTTCCCGCTGCTGAGTCGCTCTGTATCGCCACGTTGCCGGCCTGCCACGTCAGCACCGGGTGGCCGCCGTGCAGCACCTTGCCGCTCACGACCCAGTTCTCCAGCTGCTTGCTCGGTGCTGAGAGCGAGGCGTAGCCTTGCCGGTATTGTTCCATTGGCAGGCCATCCCCTTGCAGTTGCAGGCCCAGCTGCGCTGAGTTCCACGGGTCGAGTCCGACTCCGCGGATCTGGTACTTGCTCGCCAGGGCGTTGATGTCGGCTCGCACCTTGTCAAAGTCGGTGACGTCGCCCTCGGTCATGTGCAGGTGGCCCTGACGCTGCCACGTCAGGTACGGCACCTTGTCACGCCGCTCGCGCTGGTGGGCGTTGGCCTCGGGAATCCAGAAATGGGGCTCGACCCAGAACGTGCCGTCATCGAGCGGAAACAGCAGCACGAAGGCCGTCGTGTCGAACGTCGTCGCCAAGTCGAGACCAGCCCAGCACTCGCGGCCCTCGAGCGGCACCGGGCATTCTTTGTTGCCCTGAGCCCAGTGATCCATCCGCAGCCAGCGAGTTTCCACCTCCACCCACTGATTCAAATAGAGGGTGCGAAACGTCGACTCGTACGCCGGCATCTCGACGGCACGGGCACACTCGCTGCGCAGGAAGTCGAGCCGCACGCTGACGCCGAGGTTGGGATTGGCGTTGGCCCAGGTCTTCTCGTCCTGCCAATCGGCCTTGGGGTCCGCAGCGTAGATCGCCGGCAGGAATCGCTCGTCCTTCACGGCCCCGGCCGCCACGCTCTCGGCGTACTTCCATATCTCCCAGCAGATGCTCTTCCGGTCGTAGCCGGCGGTTGTGATGTAGACCATGAGCGGCTGAGCCCTGGCACCCATCGAGGTGGCCATGACGTCGACGAGCTCGCGGTTGGGCTGAGCGTGCAGCTCGTCGAAGATGACGCCCGACGGGTTGAGTCCGTGCTGGATCCCGGCCTCGGCTGAGAGTGCCTTGTAGGTGGCGTGCGTCTTCTCACAGACGATGGCCGAGCGGTAGACCTTCAGGTGCTGCGACAACACCGGCGACTGCTCGACGGCGATGCGGGCCGTGTCGAAGACGAGCCGGGCCTGGTCCCGCGACGCCGCGCAGGAATAGACCTCGCCGCCGGGCTCGGGCTCCATCAAGAGCTTGAGGGCCAGGCCGGCGCAGAGCGTCGATTTGCCGTTCTTGCGAGGCACCGCCAAGAGCGAAGTGCGGATCTTGCGGCGGCCGTCTTCCTCAGCGAAGAGAGCCCGGACGTAGTCACGCTGCCACGGCTCAAGCAGGAACGGCTTGCCGCCGAGCTCGCCCTTGGCGTGCGTGAAGAACCGCTCGAAGAACTTCACCGCCCGGCAGCTGGCACATGTGCAGTCATCCGAACAGGATGGCGGCGTCGTCGTCGGTCGCCGGCTTTTCCGGCGCGACTGAGAGCGACGACCTGGCCGACGGGTTGAGGCCGAAGTCTTGCTCGAGCTGCCGGAGTTGCGTCGCGAGTTTGTGGGCAATGCTCACCTCGGGCCGCTGGGCGATGTACTTGACCTCGCCGCCGTCGTTGAGAATGGGATACGTGCAGCCGTCCTTCTTCAGAATCGCACGGG